AATGCTCGGCAGTGCCAATTATTTGGGATCAAATGAATGCCGCCAGATTAAAGAAGTTAAAGCCTTGTGCGCCAACCTTTACAAGTATTCGCCGACACCGATAGGCAAAACAAGTTACTTTAATTCTAAAAAACCCACAGAGATACATCACCTGTTTTTTTATACCGGACAGGGCGGGGAGATGGTTTGTAAAGACTCGACGACCTGCAACCGGCTTTTCTGGCAATATTTGATGCACAACGGGATAAAAATGGAAGCGCAGGAACTTATAAATCAATCTTTAATCAATTTTGATGCGGAAGTAAAATCGGCGGCCAGGCAGATAAAGGAAAATCGTCAGGCGAGACGGGAATACTTAGAAAATCTGGTTAAAAAAATCAGCAAAAAAACGGAAGGAGATAAAAATCGGCAAAAAATAGGGAAAACTGCCATAGAAGCCGATGACGGGACAAACTCGACTTAACCTATAATGGTTGACTTAAAAAAGATTATCGTTAAAATTTAAGCCGTTTCTGTTTGAATTTGAGCTTTTTAGGCTAATATCGGCGGTCAAAAATGAAGATTTAATCAAAAAGCAAGAAAAAGAGAGAAGGAGAAATAAAAATGTATAACTGGATGAGTTTTTATGTCCACGATACTGGCAAAATAGTTCTTGGAGACCTGAGATGCCACACCAGAATAGCCGGATTCGGTATTGAGGAGAAAGATACCACTTGGCATAAAGCAGAATGGACAACAGAAAACTATGACGGGTTAGCAGTTAAAGCGACAGACAACCCGATGGCGGATAAACTGATCAAAGACATCTGCAAGAGATGGAAAAACAGGAGTGAGTTTTTTGAGTGGGCGGCTCCGCAACTGATAGAACTGGATTGTTGTAATAGTGGAATTACCGAACTGCCTGAGCTACCTAAATGCAAAAGGCTTGACTGCTCTTATAACAACCTTGCTAAATTGCCGGAACTGCCTAAATGCGAGGTGCTATATTGCTATAATAACAATCTCATTAAACTACCAGGATTACCTAAATGCAAAAGGCTTGACTGTTCTTATAATAAACTTACTACATTGCCGGAACTGCCGAAATGCAAGGTATTGTATTGTTATGATAATAAACTCATCGAACTACCGGAATTGCCACAATGTGAGGAACTATATTGCGCTCATAATAATCTTATGGAATTGCCTAAACTGCCGGAGTGTAAAACCCTACTTTGCTACAATAACAGGCTCACCAAACTGCCAGAATTACCTAAATGTAAAGAATTGGATTGCCTTAATAACCCATTAAAGGAGAAATAAAGATGTCTAATTGGATGAGTTTTTATATTCACGATACTGGAAAAATAGCTCTTGGAAATCTCAGAAGCCACTTCAGAATAGCCGAGATTGAAGGCATTGATGAAAAGGATACTTGCTGGCACAAAGCAGAATGGACAACGGAAAACTATGATAGCCTGACGATCAAAGTTTTAAATGACCCAATGGAAGGAATAACGGCAGACGAGCTGATTGACAGTATGTGGAAACGGTGGAAAAACAGGAGCGAGTTTTTCAAGTGGGCGGCTCCGCAGTTAGTAGAACTGGATTGTAGTAATACTGGAATCACCGAACTACCGGAATTGCCTGAATGCAAGAATCTGTTTTGCTCTTATAACAACCTTACTAAATTACTGGCCTTGCCCAAATGTAAAAAATTGTATTGCTATTATAACAAGATTGCTGAATTACCTGAACTACCGAAATGCGAAAAACTTGACTGCTCTTATAACAAGATTGCCAAATTGCCGGAATTGTCCAAATGTAAGGTATTGTATTGTTATGATAATAAACTCACCGAACTGCCGGAACTGCGGGAGTGCAAGAATCTGTTTTGCTCTAATAACAATCTTTCTGAACTACCGGGGCTACCCAAATGTAAGGTGCTGTATTGTCATCATAACAAACTCACTGAATTACCGGAACTATCTAAATGCAAAGAGTTACGTTGCTATGATAACAAAATCACAAAATTACCTGAGCTACCAAAATGTGAGTATCTGTCTTGCTTTAATAATAAACTCATTAAACTACCGGAACTGCCGGAGTGTGAAACACTGATTTGTTCTTTTAACAACCTCATGGAATTATCGGAATTGCCTGAATGTGAAGTGCTAAATTGTTATTATAACAACCTCACTAAATTACCAGAATTATCTAAATGTGAAAAGTTGTATTGCTATAATAACAATCTTACCGAACTACCAGAATTACCTGAATGCAAAAGGCTTGATTGTTATTATAATAATCTTACTGCATTGCCGGAACTGCCGAAATGCAAGGTGTTATATTGTTCTAATAACAACCTTACTGAATTACCGGAACTGCCCGAATGTAAAGAACTATATTGTTCTAATAACAACCTTACTGAATTACCTGAACTACCCGAATGTAAAGAACTATTTTGCCCTAATAACAACCTTACTGAATTACCTGAACTACCCGAATGTAAAGAACTATTTTGCCCTAATAACAACCTTACTGGATTACCGGAACTGCCCGAATGCGAAGAACTGTTTTGTTATTGTAACAAACTTACTGAATTACCTGAGCTACCAAAATGCAAAGAATTGGATTGTCTTAGAAACCCATTAAAGGAGAAATAAAATGAGTAGCTGGAAAAAAGATGATATAATTATTTTGATAATCGGTCTTATCACCCTTTGTCTTATTGGTCGTCTTATCTGCAAATATCTGACAGGGGGGCTATAATGAAAAAAATCAAAATCAAAACTGTTGATGGCAAGGTGATTGTTGAGTCAAAAGCTAAAGGTATGACAATAAAAGAATTAGCGGAAAAATATCGTGATGAATTAGCTTATGCCTATTTATCTTGTGCCGATTTATCTGGTTCTAATTTATCTTGTGCCGATTTATCTAATTCTGATTTATCTTATGCCTGTTTAACTGGTTCTGATTTAACTGGTGTTGATTTATCAGGTTCTTTTTTATTTCAAACTGATTTAGCTTATGCCTGTTTATCTGGTTCTAATTTAACTGGTGCTAATTTATCAGGTGCTAATTTATTTCAAGCTAATCTGTCTTTTACTAATCTGTCTTTTGCCAATTTGGATAATACCAAACTAACTGGGATCGAGGGATATTCGGATAGTCGGGAAATATTTCTTGAATTGTGCCGCCGGCAACTGATAGGAACTTTCAATTTGAAAGAGTTGGCGATAATAGGGCAATTGTCGCCACATCATCCTTGTTGGGATGAAATTAAAAGGAGATACGGCAAAACGGCTCTGTCTATTGCCAAAAAACTGGCCAAAGCAGGGTGGGATGAGTATTATAAAAAATACAAGGAGGTGTTAAAGTGAAATTAATTTTAATATCATTTCTAATAATTACAGCTTTGAGTGCAGACACAACAAAAATTAATTATGAAAATGCGACAGATGATTATCGGGCATATACTATTAAGGCTACTGAAAAAAGTTACGGGAAATGGATTGAGGGATTCATTCAAAGCGGCGGCACTATAACCCATTGGTATGATTACAATTCAACAAGATGGAATAATATTTTAATTGCAACGGAAGACTTTAAATTAGAGCCTTTGTATGGTGCGGCCTCGATAATGGTAATTGTTCCCATTGGTATTAACGTGGAATATGACGAATTAGGCCATAATAATATTTATTATCTGGACGGATATAGGCACGATGGTTTTTTTGTCCCTTGTTTTAATGATATTATGAGCAGAGAGGATTATTTATTATTGAACTCCGATAACAAAATTATTGTGGGGGAGATAAAATGAAAAAAGAGACGGCGGCCTCCGCAATTAGAGAAAGGGGAAAATAAAGAACCATGCCAAAATTAAAAACACCAGCGGAAATCGCACCGTTGGTATATGATTATTTGAGGCGGAATTGCATGGGGCATTCATCAGCAGAACCTGCCAGGCGGATAGCACTCGCATTCAAAACCAATATCGGCACCATCAAGGAAACATGCGCTATGATACGAAATAATGGTGTGTTGATTGGTATTGGCAAAAATGGATATTTCATAATCGAAACCATCGATGAACTGGAATATGCAATCAAATTATATCATAAAAGATATATCACATCCCGTAATTCATTTGATGCAATATTGAAAACGGCTCGCGCAAAATATGGCCATATTGCAATCAAAGCGATAATGAAAAAAATATACAAGGAGAACGATAATGGGTATAGAACGGAAGATGAAAAGACAGAACAAAAATAAACAGGCGCAGACACCAGCCGATAAGCCGCCGCTTTGTCCGCATTGCGGGTTTTCGGTAATTGATCCGCAAATGATATGTCGTGATTTTAACAGCCGGGAAACTTTTGTGATGATTATTTGTCCGCATTGCAAAAAATTTCTCGATTCACATTTCCGGCCAACGGTTTTGATGCAAGGTGTCGACCCGGCAGACATTGAAGCGATGGCGAAGGGTAAAACCAAATCGGGGTTGATTGTTTCGCAAAGCGCATTGGTTAATTCCCGTAAACGTGATATTAAAAATTGATGGATAAAAAAGGAATTTTGATATGTATCAAAACGAAAAGCCTGGAATGTTTCCGCCTGGAAGTATTGGGGCAAAAATCATCGGTATATTATTAGGTAGCGCATTGGGGTTTTTGATTATAATATTGATTTGTTCATGTTCAAAACAAGAAAATCCATATGACAATATTGATTTACAGATGATTGCCCTGCATGATGAAATTATTTTGCGGGAGATACGGCAGACCAACAATATTCTGGACAGTGCCCGGATTAAATCATTTAAAATCAATGAAGATAAGACCGCCGATATAGTTTTTCATGATGACACTTCTGGCGTTGGCACACTGGGTATATTGATTTCCCGCAAAATGCCGCCCGATTCTGTTTTAATTATTCGGCGTAATGGTATTGCATGGGCATTCTGGTGTAAGCATTGGTTTGGCCATAAGTTAGATTTTAAAGATGTTGATAAATGGATAATCAAAAATAAGATGTTGCGGAATAAATCCAAGAATGATATTGAGGAAATAAAATGAAAATCAAAACTGTCAATGGCAAAGTAATTGCCGAGTCAAAGGCTAAGGGTATGACGATAAAAGAATTAGCGGAAAAATATCGTGATAAATTAGCTTATGCCGATTTAACTGGTGCCGATTTATCTGGTATTGATTTATTCCGTGCTAATTTATCAAATACTGATTTAGCTTATGCCGATTTATCTGATTCTGTTTTATCTTATGGCTGTTTATCTGGTTCTAATTTAATTGGTGCTAATTTATCCGGTGCTAATTTATTTCAAGCTTACCTGTCTTTTGCCAGTTTAGATAATACTAAATTAACTGGAATTAAGGGATATTCGGAAATCTATGAAATATTTTTTGAACTGTGTCGTCGACAATCAACAAAAACCTTCACCTCAAAAGAATGGATGATAATAGGGCAACTGTCGCTACATCGTCCTTGTTGGGATGAAATTAAAAAGAGATACGGCAAAACAGCTTTATCTATTGCCAAAAAACTGGCCAAAGCAGGCTGGGACGAGTATTACAAAAAATACAAGGAGATGTTGAAATGAAAAAAGAGACGGCGGCCACGGCCGAGCGGTTATATCATCTTCTGTCGCAGGAACTGGGTGAGAAGTTTAATCCGGGGACAAAAATAACCGATGAGATAATTAAGGCATCGAATTTTATAGAAAACGCCCTGTTTTCAAAAGACCGATTAAAATCTGATTATTTTGAAAAAAGATTAGGCTTGCCGGGGTGTCAAATAAGAAGGGCAATCGCCTATTTGCGGGATAATGGTGTTTTAATAGGTTCTGACAACGGCGGCTATTATTTTATCCGGTCGGCAGACGATTTCAGGGCGACTTATAATCACTTGCTTTGCCGGGCAACAGCGATACTGTATCGGGCGAGGAACCTTGAAAAATCTTGGGCAAAAGAAAACCAGGGAGAGCTATGGAAAAAATAACTTTAAAAATCGAGGGCACTCCGATTGCCCAACCGAGACACAGACGGGCACAAAGCGGGCATTTTTATATCCCGGCGGCACATCCGATTCATAAGTGGAAAGAGCTTATCAGGTTAATAAGCCAAAGCGAAGTAAATGAGCCGACTGACGGGTATGTCCGTTTATCGCTTGAATTTATTTTACCAAGACCCAAGTCAATACCTGACAGCCAATTATATTCCAAGCGGAAGCCTGACCTCGATAATTTAATCAAGGCCGTTCTGGATGCGCTTAACGGCGTTGTTTATGAAGATGACCGTCAGGTTTATCAGATTGAAGCGCACAAGATTTACGAAGATAAAATCAATACACCGGGACTGAAAATAAAACTGGCAACTACAAAATAGGAGGTATCAATGGACATTGACAAGGCTATTGCCAAAATGCTGTTAAAATCGCTCGGCCGGAAATTCAGCCATAAACAGCCGATAAAGGCCGTCAAGATGGAGTTTGATTTCACAATTGACAACATCGCCGGACAAAATGGCGACTGGCTGATACAGGGAGCGGACGGCGATTTCAAGACGGTCAAGGCCGATAAGTTTAATAATCTTTACTGGCCTTACCGCAAACCGAGATCAAAGTAGAAAGGAAGCGAAATGAAGGTTTTAATCAAATCTCAAAAATTTCGCAGGATTAAGTGAGGGGAGAGCCTCCCGGATATAGAGATGTATCCGGGAGCTATTCTTACCGTTTTATTTTATCGCTGATGTCGGAAACGATTTTCTTTAATTTTTTTTCAAACCATATAACATATCAACAATCAATAACTTAATCCAGGTAGGCTTGCGCGCCGCACAAAAAATCCTTAAAATATTAGTTGACAAAAGATTAAATAACTCCATTATACTCTTAGAATTATGGTTGTTTTCCATTATTGATTGGATGTGAAATTGCCTTTATACATCATATCCGGTCAATTTAAGGCGGGGGGTGCATCGTGGTGCGAGTAAAAACCAAAACCAAAAATGCCGATTTAACAACCAAATCTATACCCGAGATCAAGTTTATCAAACAATATCAAATATCAAAAATAAAACCCTGTAAATATAATCTACGCAATAATATAAAAACAAAGGTGGTGAAGTTATAATGGGCAGGCGACCCATGAAAAACCCAACCGAGAAATTAAAAACCCCAAAGAAAGTCCGTGAGGCTATGTTTGCCTATTGGATGGCAACCGAGAACAAGAAGGAAGTATCCAAAAAATTCAAGGTTGCATATACGACAGTCCGGCGAATTTCCAAGCGTGAGGCCTGGCCAGCCCGCCGGTTGCAGGTTATAGCTGATGCCGAAAAAAAAACAAATGCCGCTATCATTGAAAAGGAATTGACCAATTTGGAGTTGGTTAAAGGTATCAGACGGGGCGTGGCCACCCGATTATTGGAACGGATGAAAGAGGGAAAATATCATGCAACTGTGCGTGATTTTGTTTTAATTATGGAATTGGAAGGTAGGTTGGCGGGTAATATTCCGACCGACCCGGAAAAGCATGTCATCAATATCTTTAACAAATTGCCCGAAGCCGAACAAAATCAACTTGCACTCGACACTGCAAAGGTTCGTGACGCAATCAAGCAGAGAAATCGCTTTCGAATCACTTGAATCGTATTTGTTATTATATCATCACCGGAACAGCATCGGGCAACAATGCACATTTGATCAGCGAGAGTGGGCGATTTCTATTTATCTCGACACCTCGCCGTATATTGTTATAATGAAATCAGTGCAATGCGGCATATCGGAATATCTGACCGTATTTACACTGGCGGAGATGATGCGGGGCAATTATGTTTTATATGGATTCCCGACCGATACCGACCGGGATGAATTTATCCATGACCGGCTCGATAAGGTAGTCGATAAGGTTAAATTATATATGGATGGCAAAGGCAGTGTTGATAATGTCGGCTTAAAACATTTTTGGGATGCCGGGTTATATGCCGTAACGACCGGATCAAAAACAGCCTTCAAATCAAAAACAGTGCAAACGGTTATCATCGATGAATTGGATAAATGCAACATGGAAAATCTTGTCCTGGCAAAAGACCGAACGGCGGCCTGTTATATATTATTAGGCCGGGAACCAAATTTTCGCAAGGTCGGCAATCCGACTATATCCGGGTATGGCATCCACGCTGAATTTGAAAAGACCGACAAAAAATATTATAGTTTCAAATGTTCACACTGCAATCAATGGCAGGATTTAAAATGGGAACGGAACATTTGCCGCCAGATCGATAATATGACTTATGAATTGATTGACACCGAATGGACATTGGAATCAAAGCGAGATATAAACATTCATTGCAAATCATGTGGTGGTATCTTAAACCGCATCCATGATAAGGCCGAATGGATAGCCGAGAAGCCATCGATTGAAAAATCAGGGTATCATATTAGCCAATTATTCACAAATCAATTTTCAATCAAATCTTTATGGAATGATTTCAATGAATCATTATCAAAACCGCTTGAACATCAGGCCTTCATCAATTCCAAGCTGGGTTTACCATATACAGGGTCGGGTGAAAAGCTGTCGTTTTATGATTTAGATAATTGCAGTGCTGATTATTATTTCCCGTCAGGTCATGGCGACAGTTTTGCCGGGGTTGATGTCGGCAGGCTACTACATGTCCGAATCGATTGTTTTGCTGATGACAAGCGCAAAATGATATGGGCGGGGACAGTCGCCGACTGGGACGCCTTAAATCGCCTGTTTGAACGTATGGGGGTTAGGTTTTGTATCATCGATGCCTTACCTGAAACCCACAAGGCGCGGGAATTTATTGAAGCGTTTGGACATGGATTATTATGTTATTTCACCAAGTCGGAACGGTCGGGAACATTGAAGCCGAATATTGAGGAACATACCATCAACGTCAACCGCACCGAACAGATAGATGATGCCACAAGCGTATATGTTCGGCGGCAATGTATCATTCCGAGTCATTACCGAACGATTGACAATGGCGATTGGGTTGACCAGATGTTTGCGCCGACCAGGGTTCTTGATTTAATGCGCAACCCGCCGGTTTATAAATGGGACGCTGGCGATGAACCTGATCATCATCGGTTCGCCGATGTTTATTGTAATATGGCCGCCCGGTTATTGGGTTGGGGCGATGCCGAACCTGTTATATTATGGCTTTAATATGGAAATAAAACATGCGCATATTTAATTACGAAATAACAAAATTGCCAAAAGCCAGGCCGCCAAAAGCAATCGCATCTGACGAGGGCAAAAAAGCTGTTTCCAGTGAAATAATTCAAAGGATAATTCGTATCGGCGGCCGTCCGGTAATATTCAACGCTACCGAATTTTCCGAAAGCAATGTCGACCTGACCAATGCCAATGTCGGATTGGCCGTTAAGATTATTGGCAATAATGTATCCACTTTGCCATTGATGGTGCGGCGCAAAGCGCGTGTCAATGGCAAGACAACTTGGGTCGATGAACCCGACCATGACGCTTTACAATTATTTAAAGAACCGAATCCGCATCATTCGCAATATGATATATTCACTCATATTGTCCAATCACTGGTCATTACCGGTAAGTCATATATAACCATGAATCCAATGTTCCAAAAGCCGCCGACCGAACTGCGCCCGCATCCATCATGGATGTTTAATATTAAATATGACAAGGCGACTGGCTGGCCGTCTGGATATATTTATGACCCTTATCAAAAGAAAATCAATTTCGAGTTAGAGGAAGTTTTATACACTCACTTTTATCATATGTCATCGCCGTTTGAAGGTGCCAATCCATTGTCAGCCATTATGGACGAGATTAAATCAAATTTCTATGCTATTAAATGGCATCAGGAATATTTTAAGAACAGTGCTTCACCCGATGTCTTGTTCTTGAATAAAAGCCTCAAGGGAATGAGCCCGGAAGAAGAAGAAAAATTTCTAACATCATGGGCAAGACGGCATAAAGGATATAAAAAAGCTTTTAACGCCGGAATACTGCCATCCGGGTTTGATTTTAAACAACTGGATCAAAAGATAAAAGATTTGGTCATCGATACCATTATCACTTTGAACCGCGAACAGATTTTGGGGTTCCTGATGGTGCCGCCATCGGAAGCGGGGGTTTTGAAGGACGCATCATATGCCAACGCGATGATGCAGAAACGGTCATTCTGGGAAAACAGCCTGATTCCGTTGGTCAAAATATATATGATGTCAATCAATCGGCAGGTAATCTGGCCTAATTGGTCAGATGAGTTTGAATTATATCAGGATATATCAGGTGTGGCGGCCTTGCAGGAAGATAAGGCGGTTACTTATAAGGCGATGCGCGATGGTGTTGAGGGGGGATTTCTGACTCCGAATGATGCTCGTCGCGGAGTTGGCCAGGAACCGATTGAAGATGAAAATGCCGATAAATTGAGAATTGCGCCGATGCCGGTTCCGAGTAACGCGGCTGACGGCGGGAAATCGTTATCGGTTAAATCGGCGGCCGATGACGACCCGCCCGATCCGCGTGTTATGCATTGGAAAGCCTTCGATGAAAAAACAATCAAATATGAATCATCGTTTGTTGAAATAATTGAGAAGTTTTTTGAGGCGCAAAAGAAGCGGGTGCTGAATAATCTTTCCGGCGAAGCGACTGCTCGCGGCGCCTTCTTTAAGACATGGTTATTCAAGATGAAACAGGAACCGCCCGAACTGAAACGTGGCGATTCACAGGAACTGCCGGATCATATTATCAAGTTTTTTAATATCCAATTAGAAGATGAAGCCCTGGAAGGATTGACCAAACAACCGATTACTGATGCGGTTGCTAAATCCGGGCAGGCATTTATTGCATCGCATAATTTGGATATATCGTTCAATCTTAAAAATCCAGACGTATTGACTTCAATATCTCAACAAGTCAAACGAATCAAATATATTAATGACGATACATTTGTCAAATTGAAATCATTGCTTGATGACGCATATGATAACGCTTGGACAATCAATCAACTGGAAAGCGGAATCAAAGATTTATATGACAAATGGATTGTTGGTGATTGGGACTATAAACTGAAATTACAATCACGCGCACGGACAATTGCTCGAACCGAAATGGGTGCCGCCGTTAATGGCGGCGAATATTTTGGGCAATTACAGGCCGGCGTGACAAAACGGGAATGGTTAGCTACTGTTGATGGTAACACACGATTTGAACATGCGATTGCCGATGGTCAGAAAGTCGACATACAGGAATCGTTTACCGTAGGTGGTGAAAAATTGCGATACCCATCAGACCCTAATGGTTCGCCTGGCAATGTAATAAATTGCCGATGCACGGTGATTGAGTATTTCGATTAACAAGTAAACAGAAAGGATTTTGCATCATGCAAAAAAAGAAATTGAGATTATTGCCGGTGCTTGTCATGCTTGGTGTTCTTGCTATATTAGCGTCGATGAATCTTGTCGATGATGTCGATGCCAATATTCCGAGAACTCTAAACTATTCGGCATCATATTCGATGACGAAAATATCACCTGACACAACCGCCGCAGTAACGGATGGCCTTGATACAGGCGCATTGACACCGCCGTTCTTTTTTCAGGGATTGGGAGTATATGAAGATATTGAAGGATATATTTATATCTCCGGTGTCACCGTTGATACCGGCGATGCCGCGGCCGATACGATTGACCTGTCAAAAGATTCGGTTTTATATCTGATGTATACGGCCTGTGATTATAACCGGACAATTAAAAATCTAATCGAGACTGGTTCGCTAACCGTATATACTGGCGGGCGTTCACTTGACACGGTTTGGTTTACGCTTCCGCCTGGAACGGGCACTGGCGGTATATGCAATAATGTATTTTTTAATTTTGATTATGCGATTGCCGATTCGGATAACAGCGTGGCGCGGGCGGGCGCAGGTGTTATATATACCATAACCGTCAATATGGTTGCCAAATTATAACCCCCGCAGGTGATGACCATGAAAAAACAGTTTAAACTTGAAGGTGATAAACAATTCCGGTTTGACGCATCCAAGGCGGCGGCACAGATTGACGGTTCGCTGATTATCGAAGGCTGGGTTTCAACGCCCGATCTTGACGATGGTATGGATATTGTCGAACCGACAGCATTCACCAAAGCGGTCATCGATGAATACATGCAGAAACCGATTGTCCTGTTCATGCATCGGTATCACGACTTGCCGGTCGGCAAAACATTGGCCTTGCATGTCGTTCCCGATAAAGGTTTGTGGGCATCAATTCAATTGTTGCCGACCGAATCGATGGGCAGAGACCTGATTCTGTTAGTCAAAGCTGGCGTGGTCAAATCGTTTTCATATTCATATCGTGTTAAAAAATTTACTGTCGATGAGGAAACGGGCATTCGCACGATACATGAATTTTCAAAGTTGTCGGAAATCACCGTTGCCAACCTGGGCATGGATTTCTACGCGACCTTTGAGGAAGCGGCCAAGGCTGGAGTTGAAATCAAGTCAAAAGAATTAATCGAATTAGCACGCGAAACGCTTGGCGATAAGTATAAGTCAATCGGCGTGCAGAAAGGAAATAATAAATTGAACGAAGAAGAAAAAAAGGCAATGCAGGAACAATTGGAAAAGACTCAAAATCAAGCTAATACTGCAACTGCCAAAATAAGCGAAGTCAAAAATGAGGTTGCCGAAGTTTCCAAGTTAATCATCGAAATGAAAGAAGCGCAGGAAAAAACGGATGCCGAGAAAACCGAATTTATGACAAAGATGCTGAGCGATTTCACCACATCGCATCAAGCATTGACCGAAGCGATTCAAAAGGTTTCCACATCCAAAACGATGTTTGGATCGGAAACCGAGGAATGTCCGTTTGATATTAAGTCTTTAATGTCAAAACCGACTGTCCGATTGAAACGAGTTTTCAGTGAAAGCAAGTTTGCGCAAATTGAGGATGTCAGACGACAAAATGATATGGTTTTGATGATTGATGCCATCAAATGTGCCGCCGATGAAAACTATCGGTCAAATCGCAAAGAAGACCGTATCGCTAATCTTGATTCATATAAGGAATTAAAGATAATGGCGAAAAGTGCGGGTGTTAATATGAAAGCAATGGACACCTCAACTTCCGATGAAGGTTCGCAATTTTTGCCGGTTGGCTATTCAGCCAGAATGCATGAGATGGTGCGTGAGGAATTGGCCGTTGTCAATATGCATCCCTCATTCCCGATGATTGCCGCATCACAGGTCGACCCGGTCGAAGGTTCTGATACTATTGCAACCCGCGCAACCCAGAAGACAACGGTTGTAAGCGCCTTCAATACGACCGAGCAAACGCCCGGTTCGGCGAATAAAACTTTCACCGCAGAAAAGTTGCGTGGCCGCACGCAGTTCAGTGGTGAAGCCGATGAGGATTTGATTATTAGCATATTTGATTATGTTGAACGGAAGGTCGCCCGGTCGATTGCACGCGCTCTTGAGTATGCCTTCATTTCCGGTGATGATGCCGGTGCAACCGGACTTGATTCCGGGGATACCCCTGGCTCGACTGATGCCCGATATTGTTGGGATGGTTTCAGGGTTGCCACACAATCAGGAAACAAAGTTGATCTGTCAACATTTTCAGAAAAGAATTTGAATCTGTTAAGATCAAAAGGCGGCAAATACTTCAAATCACCGGATCAATTTTACTGGTTGACCTCATTGGTGGTTTATTTGCTTCATTTCCTTGATCCTGATGAAATGCCATCGGTTCATACGATTGACAAGTATGGCGCGCAGGCAACGGTAGTGACCGGTGAATTAGGCAAGTATGGCGCATCACCGATTCTCACTTCGGAATTTGTGCTGAATACATATGACGCGACCGGTGTTTATTCCGGTGCGGGTCAGACCCGGTCAATCGTTCAGGCCGTTAACCGTGAGGCCTTTAAGCTGGGTGTCTGGAAAACGGTTTCAATCGAAGTCATTCGCAACGCCCTTGATGATGTTTATGACATTGTTGGCTGGTGGCGCGGTGATATGAAGTGCATCTATGACGAAACTGCCGAAGATGTTACCGCAACCGGTTACGGCGTAACGACAACTTAAAGGATAATAACAAAATGGCGGGTGTATCAATGGTGCGCCCGCCGATATTAAAATTGTGAGGAGAAAAAAATGAAAATCGCATTTATACCAACAAAGGTTATTTCGTTTTATTCCGGTAATGGCATCAATTGCAGTGGCGGCCAGATCGTCAGCGTTAACCTGGAAACCGCCGAAAGGCTATTGACTGACATGCCTGAAAATTGGGAATTAAAGGGTGACGATCCCGAAACCAAGGCTCTCCAAAATAAACTGGCGGGCAAAAAGGTTGCCAAACAACCAGACGAAAACAAGGCGGCATTTGGCGGCAAAAAGAAAAAGGAATAACAAATGCCACTCAATAATAACGCTTTGATTGATGTTGAGGAATTTAAGGAATATACCAATATCGATGCGGATGAATTAGTCTCAGATAAACAGATTGAATTGTTTATCAATTATGCATCGAAATATATTGAAGATTATACGGCGAGAAAATTCCGTTTGCCCTCGACCGCATACGATGAGCGTTTTACGGGAGATAAAACCGGAAAACATTATACGAAATACTGGCCGCTGGTTTCGACAATATCATCAATTTATTATTTGAGTGACAACAACTGGACAAATGCCTTGACCGGTGTGGAATTTACACAGGATAATGATAATGGCGAGATATATTTCACGGACGGAAATATATTTGATGATGCAATCGAAAACTATTATATGATTTCCTATACATACGGATGGGCGATTGATGATATACCGGATGACCTGAAAATGGCTTGTGCCTCAATTACAGCGTTGCGGCGCGGTCAATTTGTTAATCGTCTGCACGGTATATCATCACGCACCATCGGCACCGATGCAAAGGCATATAGAGAAAATGCAATCGATAGTTGGGTTTTGGAAATATTGGAACAATATAAACGGCGGCACTGATAATGAGTTTGACAGTAACATTTCCGGGCGGTAAGTTTCAATCAAAGATATTAAACCGCATGAAAAAACAGATGCCGCATGATTTGCCAAAAGGATTACAGGCGGCGGCGCGGATATTGAAGGGTGGTATCAAAAAGAATTTGAAACAGGGATTGACGAAACGTCCGTTCAAATCATATCACCGGAATTTGCGGTCAAGGGACGGAACCCTGCGTAATTCCATTACAACCAATCCGACAGTCGGCGCAAAAGGCAGTGGCCGCAATATGTATGTCATTGTCGGTTCCGGCGGTATGGCCGCCCGATATGGGGCTATCCACGAAACCGGCGGGCGCATCCGGGTGACCAAACGAATGCGCTGGTTTCTGGGAATGACAAAAGGGGTCTGGTTGAAGAAAAATAAAAAATGGATAGTAATTCCAAAACGGGAATGGTTTGCGCCGGCGATAAAAAAACATATTAAACCGGCGATGCGGGTCTTGACCCGGATTGCATTTGAATCGGCGAGGCGATAAATGAGCGTTGCGTCAACCATATTAGATAATCTGGTGGCGAAATTAAAGACCATCAAGAAATCAGGATCATTCAGCATCGATGTTCAAAAAGTCGAACGGTTTCAATTACCGATTGAAGGCGAAAAGGAACGGCAACCGTTGATTTCAGTTGTGCCAGGCGAGGACAGAATCGTCTTACGAGATGGCACTAACGCCCGGAAATATTTTGATATTGAATTGTTTATTTATCTGGCAAGCTATTCAAATTTGGAAGAAAAATTACAGGAATTGATTGATGATATTTATGTTTTGATTTATGCGCCGATTGATCTGGGCTCCAATTGTATGGCAACCGAGATCATCAATACGTCCGATATGTTTATCTCAAATGAGCAAAAAGACGGCGGCGCGATTGTTAATATTCAGGTTATCTATTATGCGAGTCTGGCGGCGTTTTAATGGAGAACTATAATGGCTGAAATATGGGGAACAGAAGCGACCTTTGAATTGAGCCGGGATAAATTAAAGTCAAAAATTGATGATTTGGTCACGGCTATGGCATCCGGGTATGACCCGGCTTTGAATTATGCCTATGATAATCATCTGGTTGCTCATCTGCGGCTAAACGCGGCAACAATTGAAATGGTTGATATGCGGGTGAAACATATCGGCATCGGGTCGCCGCTCGGCACATCTTTGGAATATGTTATCCCGTTTGAAATCAGGGTTCACACGGCATACGAAAATGGCCGGATGGATACCGTTAAAAATATGAGGTTATTATGTTCGATTGATAATTATCTAAATACACACCGGGATTTATCGGATGGTTATCGCATCGGATTGACATCGAATTTGAATCCACAACAAATATTTGATGATTCAAAAACATTGGGCGGTTCGATGGAAGTTGAAATAAATTACTTTATTAATCATATACAGGTTTGAGGTTGATATGAAAATCAAATTGAAAAAAGGAAAGGTTTTGCCGCGTTTGATATGTATTCCCGGTCTTGATAAAGAACAATACCGATCATTACAGGCGGGTAAGATTGTTGATGTCAGCGCGGGCAAGGAAACCAAATTGCTTGATGGCGGATATTGTGAGGTAGTAACCAAAGTAACCGCCGCAAAGAAAGGAAGTGTCAATCATGGCGATGACAGTACTGACTAAAGAAGATTGCAAGGTGATATTGGTTGAACAGGCCACATGGGGAACCGCCGGGCTGGACAATGATGCCGGAATAATTCTGGACATCGAAACCATTGCAATCGATTTTGATGATAAGGTTGTGGAATCGGCACCGGCTCTGGCAACCCGCGTAGACGATGAGCGTGGATATTATACACATCAAAAAGCGGTCATGCCGAAATTTGAAATATCAGGCATCGTTCATAATGATTCAATTGCTCGTTTTATTTATGGGTTCTGCCAGTTCGTTAATGAAGCGGCTACCACACCATACGGTAAGACGAATGTTGTTCATCCGACGCAACCGGATTTCACCGCCGATGAAGGATATTTCTTCACGCTGATAGTTGACCAGTCGGTATCATCAGTCTGCCATAAAGTTGCGGACTGTATTGTAACCGAACTGGAATTTGATCAGCAACCGGGCGAGCCAATGACCTTTAAGGCCTCATGCGTCGGGCGCGGTGCGGTGGCGACAGATTCCGACCCATCGGGATCATATAGTTATCCAGTCCAATCGTTTTATTTTGGTGAAGATCAGAGTGTGCATACCATCGATTTCGGTGGCGGTGCCTTAACGCCGGTCAATACCGGCGGCTTCAATATCAAATTAAGCCAGACCGCCGAACCTATCGGTATGGACGGTTCGGGTAATTTTGAATCGTTTGCGTTAAGCAAAAAAACCGGCACTTATACCGAAAAGGCGTTATTTGATTCGACTTCAAGAACTGCTTTTGCCAATCGCGCATCCAATACAGCGGTCGATATTGTTTGTCGGTGGGGAAATGCCGTGCCCGGCACTGATGATTTGGATTTGAGCTTTGCCTTACATGGAAAAATCACGCCGGCGACTATTCAAAATGTTGATGATTTGCTTGGTGTTGATATTGAAGTTAAACTGGTTGGCGATATTGAAAGCGCAACCAAGATAGCAACTATTACTATTGCCGATGATGTTGATATGACATGGTAATTGAAAGGAAATAAAAATGCCGATACGTTTTATTAATCGCGATGAAATATTTGATATTGATGTCAATGGTTCAATCGTCAAAGTTAAACAGATGTGGCCTCAAAGTGATTTATTTTTATTGAATAAGCATCGCATGAAACTTGCGACTGATGGTAGAAAAGAAGATTTGGACGCAATCTTTGCTATTCTCAAGAAATTCATCGTCGAATTTACAACCGCACCGGACGGATGGAATGTTGATTTATGTCTTGAAAATATAAGTGGGAACGATCTTGCTAAATTAATGGATATGATGGTAAGCAAATCCGCATTTGATAAGGATGAGGAAAAAAACTAATATTGCTCGTGCAGTTTAATTTATGGATAAAGAAAAAAGAAAAATATAATTGCGCGAGCTGTCAGGGTAAGATGCATAGGTGTTTGATGCAGAAAAATGAAGTCGAAATTAAGGCGGTCAATTTGCCGAAGATGAAGATTAACAAAGATAATTGGCGAACGGCCGTTGATGCGTTCCGCGATAAAATTGATAATCCGAATTATCCGGCCATCGGCGCATTGCAAAATTATAACCTTTGCCCGATTCCATTGTTCACTGAGTTATCAATTGAAACATGGAATTTATATAACGCCATCGGCGGTATCGGAAAAGTAAACAGCCCGCAGGAATATTATAATTTGCAAGCATTTTATGTTGATGGCGTTCGTATCATTGAAAGTGCAATTGCAGATATTCAACCATATTTGAAAGAATCTTCATAATGGGCACAGTCAATGAAAATATTCGGGCGAGGGTTTCGTTAGTCGACAATGCGACACCAAAACTGGCTAAAATAACCGCCGCCATCGGTGGTGCAGCATTAGCCTGGAAAGCATGGGATATTGGCCGAGATATTGTCAAAGCATCGATCGAGGAATTTTCCAATTATGAATCGAGCATGGTTGGAATTAAATCATTAGTCGAAACCACCGGGCGCAGTTATGCAAAAACATTAGAAGCGATGACAAATCAAATGGGTGGGTTGGCATCACAGGCGGCTATTGCCGAAACGTTCTTGAAGGGATTAACAACCGAATTAAATGTTGACCAGATAAATGAATTGACAACGGCGGTGCGCAACGCATCAATCGCAATGGGTGAAGATTTTAACGTGCAATTACCATTAATTATTAAGGCGGTCAAACAATTAAATCCGGCAATTCTTGATAACATCGGTGTTACAGTTCGCTTGGATCGTGTCAATAAAAAAATCACCGAAGGTTATTATGGTATGAGCCGCGAGATAAATGAGGCCACACAGCAAAATGCTATATTTCAGGAAATAATAAAACAGACGGCAAAATTTCAGGGAATGGAAGCGACTGCACTTGATACAACAAAAGGCAAAATGCAATTATTATCTGCGCAAACATCCGATTTATATAAAATATTGGGTGAAGCTTTTAATCCCGAAGTGCAAAAGACAATTGATCTTATGAATGATCTGGCCGCCGGCATGATTAAATCCGCAACTGCTGCCGCTGCAATGACTGATAAATCATTCATCGAGAGATATGCGGCATTTCTTTCCGGTATTGCAGAATCATTGGGATTGTTATCCGAACAAGGCAAATTGGGTTTGAATCTTATGGGGATATATGCCGAATGGAAAGCGAAACAAGATGCATTAAATGAATCGACGGAAAAAGGAAATGAAACAGCGGCCGCATCAACTGAAAAATGGCGTGAATATATCTCAACGTTATCCGAAGCGAATCAGGCTATATTTTGGTCTGATATGTGGAAACAGATATTTGAACGTCAACCGGCGATATTGCAATCGATGCATGATGATTATGTTGCATTATTGGATGAGGAAGAAAATCAAACCGATGAAACTGCTGAATATGTCGCAGAACGATGGATGGATGTATCACAAAAAAAAATACGGGCATTGATCGAAGCCGCCGAAGCACAAAAAAGATTACAGGTTGATATGATGGGTGTGATGAATAATACAATGATGGGGTTCAGTCGGAATATTGTCAAATCGATGAAATTTCTGCATACCGAATCGACCGGAGTTTTCAAGAACATGGCCGTTGATTTCAGCCGGTATTTTATCGAGGAAGTCCTGCGAAAAATGACAATGTTCTTGGTTCCTAAAATGCTTGGCATCCTGGGGTCGATTTTTGATACCCGCGCCAATGATATGATGGCGATGCGGCAGGGTGCGGATTTTGGCCGCTTCTTTAAGGATGGCGTTATAGCCGAAGTCAACCCGGATTCGATGGCGGCCATATTTGCCGATGCAACCGAATTCGACAGTGAAATCCAAAGACAAAATATGACAGGCGGTTCTAATGTCGCAATCTATTAAATTATATACGATGAAGCCGATGATAGAAGCGGTTTGTGATAGTGCAACTACCGAAGCCACAGGACATCAAAAAGAATTCTTATTGGACGGTAATCCCGATACATATTGGAAACCGTCAACGGCGACGACACAAGTGATTGATTTAGATTTACAGAGTGCGCATATCATCGATGCTGTTGGCTTTTGGATACATGATTATAATTTTAATCACGGCCCTGGCGAAACAAACGAATATTCATGTCTATTTGAATATTCGGATGACGATTCGAGTTATACACATGCGCATGCAACGACTTCTATTAACAACGAGCCAATGCCGTTATTTATTATCGATATAACACAGGTTTCTCATCGATATTGGCGATTGCATTTATATCCCCAAGCATCGCCGCCAGTTTCCGAATATATTGAATTATCATGGATATTTTTATTGCAGGAATATGATTTGGGGCAGGGCGATGAATATCCAATCGGTGATTCATGGACATATCACAATCGAATCATCAAAGGTGCGGGCGGGCGAACTTATTCCAAATTAATCAATAGCGCAATGCATAAGAAATATAAACGTGCATTTATTTTTAATGACGCTGTAAAATATGCGAAATTGGTAACTGCTATTCAAGACAGTCAGGGCGGTAATTTGCCGATGATATTGAATCTTGATGGTCTTAATGTAGATGCTGTCCGTTTTGTCGGTGAATTTAACGGCAACCAAATGGGTTATGATGATTATCGACCGGGCGTTGTTTTTGAATCAATCCCATATATACCGGACGGTGCTATATTATGAGTTTAACACCACCAACATATTTTGAAGATTATTATTGGCGTGACGGCCAGATTAATAATACCATTGTCAAATTGGTTCAGGATGGAAATACCTATTATTTTTCAGAAACCGATATGCAAATCGGTGATGTCCATGTTTATGGGATGCTCTTAAAACATTCCGGCATCAAAGAAGAAATAAATATCATGCGGAAAACGTGGAAAGTATCGAGTGTTAAACTGACTTTCAACAATCTGCCGTTTTTGGTTAACACGTCGGGCGTGAAGCAACGCATGTCAGATATACTTTATAATATACGGGGTAATGAGGCTGTTATTTATTTACAGGCGGGCAAGAATATTCCGACTGATATTGAAACTAATTGCATGGAACGATTTAAAGGCGTGGTGGCCTTGGAACCGGCATACGATGATGAATATTTGTCTTTGCAATTATCAGATAAAATGTTATTTGATGATGTCGAAATTCCCAATAGAATCATGTCGTCGATTTATTCCGACACACCGTCAGAATATGCCAACGATGTTATTCCATTAGTATATGGAAAATTTACAATTACAGGTGATGATACTACCGATTTTGATTTTTCCGGCAACGGATTGGCGATTGCAATACCAACACAAATTATCTTCCCCCCTAAATGTGTTGTATCAGATCATGTCTTACATGCCATCACAGCGATGTATCTTAAACTTGATGGGATTGACGACCCGGCCATTTATGATTCGCCGACATTGACTGCCGATGATTCAAATAGAGGGACAGCCACAGCGAATGATACGGCAAAATTATATATGTATCCCTCTGATAATGAAGATACTGGTTATGATACTGATTCCTATGCCAGCCCAATAAATTCCGACCGGGCATATAATCGTGATACATCAGATTATGCTATTTTATTAGATTCAATCGATGATGGTTCAACTGGTACAGCTTATGGCACATGGCGATTATCTAACGGCTCAAAATTAATGGAATTATTTTATGAACGTGGAATAATGCTTCGCATTCAAGGTTATCTGGAATCAAATGTTGGCACATTGATCAATGAACAAGTTGAATTCGTTGGTGTTAATGGAGATAAATCGGTGGTTGGTCCAATAATAGTTGATTCAACTTGGCAAACAAGTTCTGGCCCTGCATGGACACCGACAAATTTAAAACCAGAAGAATATAATGCCATCACTATTCGTTGTCAAAAAACATCATGGGCTAATGCTGATGGCATTGCTGACAACTGGTCAGCCGGGTTGATGTTTGTTCATGGATTGCGGGCGAGATTGGAATTTCGACCGGGTAATTTTACGACACCGGCTGAAAACCCAATGAGCGCACAAAGACTGAATCCCGAACAACCGGGCGGTATGTTGCCCTCGTCGAATCCAGACAGCCCGCCGTTGCTTATAACAACCGAACCGTTAAACACTCCGGCGTTTGTTGCATGTGAAGGGATGGAATATGAATCATGGATAACCGGCCGATCCTCAAATTATACATCTGGTGATTGCATTGAAGACCCGGCGGGTATTATTGAATCATTATTGCGTGAACAACTATCGTATGGAAATTCCGATTTGGATTTAACAAGTTTCATCGATGCCGAAAATACATCAGTCAAAATGCGATTGAATCTGCATAAAGGGAATAAAGCACCGATTTCATCTATAATAAAAAAAATATGTGAGCAATCAACCTTTACCTTTTTTATGTCGGCGGCGGGCAAGGCAAAATTGATTCCATTAAACGATCAATCGCCGACAACGGCGGCTATAATCAAACATAGTGAACTGGTCAAGGGTAAATTAAAAATAAGTAAATTATCATCGATTGTTGAAACGATTAATGTGCATTCCCGGTATCAACAAGAATATGGGGGTATTTATCGTGATTATGCGACTTACACCAATGCCAATGCTGACGGTGTTGTATATAACGCCAAATGGCCAAATATCGCCGGAACATCAGCCCAACATGTGGCACGGCATTTAATAAAAAAGATTAATGGTACAGATTCTGATGGTGATGGGCTTTGGGCGAATGAACATTTTCAAATCGAAATTGAAACCTTTGGATTTTTGTATGCCCATTTACAGGTGGGCGATTGGATTGAATTAGATGCCAATAGTTTTGACGACCAGTTAAAAGCAGTATTTACACTCACAACCTCATGGGATGGACAACAATTTTTGATTACGAAAATTATTCAAAAATTGGATTCAACTTATATCAGAGCAATTCATCTTTTTGACAATATATAGGAGAATATGATGCCAAAAATAAACAGCATATCAATTAAAACATTCAGTGTCGTTGTCGGCATCTTGATAGGATTGGGCGCGCTTGGGATATTTACGAGCCGGGCAGATGTTCAGGACACCGTTGATACGGCCATCATTGCTAACGATAAAATTGATGATGGAAAATATTATAACAAAACGGACGGCGCAAGACTTGAGGAAAAATTTGAAGCGGTTAAAGAAGACGTTATCGAAATCAAATCGGAAGTCAAAGCCATCAATCGACAAATAACACAACAATTGATATTGCTTGAAAAGATGAATGCCAAATTGGGGAAAGATAGTATATAATGAAAATTGGCAGGAAAATAACGATAGAGAAAAATTAGGAGGCATAGATGAAAAAACTCGGCAGTTTCAAACATTATGTTTGGACGGTTATTATATTTTTGGTTGTTCTCTGGTTTCTGTATCCGAAAGCCGAAGCGGG